CAGTTATAAATTTGGCTGTCTCCTCGCGTGTTATATTGATAAACCCATCATTAATTTGAGTTTTTATATAAGCAGTAAGGATTTTTAATAGTCCTTCGCGGGAGACAGTATTGGTATAAACAGACTTAATTATCTCTGCAAAGTCATTAAGAACTTCGTTATCTGTAAGTAGAGAAGAATAATCTTGTCTTTTAAAATTCTGTTCTTTGTCTAATGGATATGTGCCGAATTCGTTTCTATTTCTAAAATAAACTCCTTTTACAAGAATATCAACTTCTTCTATTGGTAAATCAAAGTTATTTAAAAACACTTCTATTGTATCATCCATTTCAACTCCTACTCTATTCATAGCACAGCATAGAGAATGTAGGTATGTATTCCTTTCTCCTTCAACGTAGTTGTAATGTTTATCGGTCCACTTACAGCATATTCTTAGTACCTCTGTAGGATCAATTTGGTCAGGGTTAGCATTTTTAAGTTCTTCTGTCTTTCTGTATTGTTTTTGAGGGAATCGTTCAATTATTCCAGGACAATCAAATTCTTTTGAATTCTCATTAATGTACAGTTCTTCATCATAAGATACAAAGCATAGTCTTGATATGTTCTTCCCGCTCTTATCTATTAATACAGCGTAATTCTCTTCAAAGTGTTTTTGGATAGCGCTAAAATAAGCCTTGTGTCTATCTGGATTATCATTTGTTAGCTTGAATAAAACCTTTAATCCATTACCACTTGGAGAGATAAACATAGCATAAGTATATTCATCATCTTTGAGTAGGCTTGATAAGTTAATTAACAATTCACTTTCAAGGTTATCAATATCAATAATCATGAGTCTTGAATATTCAGCAACTTGTTTATCAAGTCTTTGGTTGAATATACCTGAGAAAGTAACGGCAGGAAGAAATAACTTCTGTTTTTTATATTCTTCTATTGGTAAACTACGGAGTCTTTCAACTTTATCTTTCCATTTACCTGATTTTATAAGCCTAAGTACATCAACAATAGGCAAGTTTATAGGACTTTCAGAAGTGAAAGCATCCTTGAAGCATGAAACAATCATTTTAATTTGTTTATTTTGTATTTGACCAATGGTTCACTTGGCTTTATGTAGCCATTTTGTTCTTCGACAATCTTTTTAAATATCTCCTTGTGCATCCTTTCCCACTCTTCTTGGGGTTCATCTTTACTTGTTTGGAATGTAAATTTAGCTCCCAAATGTGGATCTCCTTCAATGGTCCACTTACCTTTAACAATTCTTGGCCTTACAACAGCTAAAGAAACATCTCCACTTTTTTTAACTCTGTATATTATTCTACCTATAACTATAGCCATCTTTCTATTCTTTTCGGTTACAAGTATCATATCCTCAGATACTTTGAACTTCGCTTTCTTGCTCATTTAGTTTATTTTGAGTATTTATATTGGAACCGAATAATCTTCTGTATATGCTATTAGTTACATTGTCATAGGATTGAACTCCTTTGCCTTTATCAACTATAGCGTTTATATCTTCCTTTTTATCAATTAAAATCTCGTATAGTATTTCATCTATACTGTCCTCACAAACAAGATAATGAATTGTATTGATTTTAGGATTAGAAGGATTAGTACATCTTTCTATTGGTTGTTCTAACTCTTTTGGAGTGAATGGATAGTTCATGATTATTATATCTGAGGCGCAGGAAAGATTAATACCTTCCCCCGCAGCTCTCATGTTGCCTAAGAATACATTACACTCATCATCTTCCCAGAACTGCTTAATTAATTTCCTTCTTTCATTCATATCTACAGAGCCATCCACTAAAACAGACTTAATATTTTTTGATGCAAATATGTTTTTTAATGTTATAATAGGCTCTGTAAAGGAGCAGAATATAACTATCTTTTTACCATACTCTAAAACTTCTTCTGTAATGTTTATAGCCTCCTTAACTTTAATAGTAGATGTCAATTTATTGATGGCCATAATATGACCATGTATTGCAGCGTAATTTGTTTTATTTTTAAGTTCATTTATCAGTCCATCATATTCAACTTTGAAATCATCTTTATCAATCTTATATCTAATTTGCTGTTTTTGAGGCATATCAAATACTTCTGATTGAGTTCTTCTTATCATAAAGTTTGATAGCTTATCTGATAAATCTTTTGTGTTCTTAGCCTTTTTAACAACTGCTCCTCTCCTGCCATTCTTCATAATACCATACATATCTCTAAATCTTTTTAATGAAGCTCCTAATGGATGATTTATAAGTTTAAAGTATGCGTACATATCATCAACTCTATTTGCTATTGGAGTACCGGAAAGGAGTGTCAATCTTGAGTTTGGGAAATTGTGTACAATGCTTTGAACATTCTTAAATGTTTGTGTCTGAATTGTTTTAACTCTGTGTGCCTCATCAATGATTATGTGTTGTATATTACTATTTAAAATCTTATCCATATTTTTAGATAGCATTTCATAGTTAATCACTATGTACTTCTCATTGAATGCTCTTCTACAATATTTAACCTTAGAATCATATATTGTAAAGTTTAAAGGATTGAAACCCCACCCAATTAAATCATCATACCAAGCTGTAAACTTTGTAGATCCAGGACAGATAATTAAAGTAGTATCGCTCTTGTCTAATAGTGAAAGGGATATAGAAGTCAATGTCTTGCCAAGTCTCATATCAAAAGCAAGAAGGTTGTGCTGCCTATTCCTCATTTCAAATATAGCGTGTGGTTGATACGCAAACTTCTGTCCTGGTCTATTCCAAAGTTTATCATGGTATGGTACTGTTGAGTTCAGCTCACCCATGAATTCCTTTTGCATTTCAGAGTATATTAACTTAATTGAATTAAACAATGCATCTCTTTTATTTTTAAGTTCATTACTCTGCATTAAATTAATGAATGAAACGTTCAAAAAAATAGCCAAAGCCTTTTGAGAGGTCTTATGAGTGTTGATAGTTATTATGCTATCTTGTTCGTTATATTCAAAGTTTAGGCAGGAAGCGAGTATTAATTCGCTTGGAGACCATTTAATTTTTTTACAAATGATGTTCCTGCCAAAGACAGAAACATCATTCATATTTTAAGAAGTTGTTTTTTAGCTGCTTCGTATAGGTCAATTTTAGGTATGAATATTTCAGTTTCAGACTTAGGGTCTAGTTCTTCAATTAATAAATCTACTGCCATGAGAGCGCAGGTTTTAGCCTGATAATATCCAACTCCATTTATACCATAGAATCTGTTAAATAAGTCTTTTGCAAATTCTTTTGGTGTAATATCAAAAATCATTGTATCTATTCCTTCTTTTCTTTTCATATTTATTTTTCTAAAAATTGTATTTCAAACTCTGGATTCTCGGCAACGTATTCAATTATACATTGGTAGCCTTTCTCCTCAACCTTTTTAACAACTGCCTTTAAATGTTCTTTGTCGAATAGAGAGCCATCGTGCAGGAAGATTACTTTTAGATTAGGATTAAGAGCCATAGATATATCAGCTCCTATCTCAAACAAAGTTGACTTATTAATCTGCTCAGACTCAAGAGGAAGTCCATTGATATAAACTTCATCATCAGTCCATGTCAATCCCTTAACAGGCAATTTAGACTTCTTAATTAAATTGTCTCTGTCTGCTACAATCTTTTTAAGTATTGCTTCGTTGGTTGATATATTGTTCTGTGTTTCAACCATTTCTTTATGCTTTGAGTAAACTGACTTAATCTTATCATGCTCTGAATTATGTTCTATGGCAAAGTTTAATTCATTGTGGATTGATGTTAAATCAGGCATTTGATTATTTTCTAACCACTCCTCCCCTTTATTAATCTCAGCAAGTTTGAGAGAAATTGCTTCATTCATATTGTTAATCTCATTCTGCATCTCTCTCATCCTTACCTCTAAATCATTTATTTTTGATTTAAACAGGTTAACTTCCATCTTTCTTGAGGAAACACCATCTTTGATTTTTGAGTAGTTTAAAGCAACTTTATTGAATTCCTCTAACTTTTTATGAATATCACTTACATTGATAGGTTGCTCATACTTTTTAATTACTTCCTGCGAAAGATCATGCTCTTCCACAAAAGCATTAAGTTCTTTCTCTCTTTTTTTAAGGTATTGCAATCCATCCTTAACTTCTTTAATCTCTCTTTCAATCAAAGTTATCTCTCTGTCCTTTCCAGATAGCATTCTTAGAGTATTAATCTTATGACTTTTAGGAGCATTAACAAACTCCATTATGTCAAAAGATATATCACCTATTAAAGATTTAACAAATGTACTTGGGGCGCTTATCTTCTCTCCTGTTTCGTTATATACAACTAACCTGCCTTTGTTAGTCTTGGCACTAAAATACATTTCAAGGCTGTACTTGGTCCTTTTACCATTAACATCTCCTGACAATACAACCTCAATCTTTGCTTGTTCCTCGCCATCTTTAACAGGCATAGAAGCAATAACCTTGGTGTCAAGCGGGGAAAGTAGTGCTTGAATAAATGAAGATTTACCAGAGCCATTCTTACCCATTATCAAGAAGCTGCGACCATTTATGTCGACAGTCCTCTGTTCGATATTCTTAAAGTTGTGAATATCGATGTGTTGAAATTTTAAGTCCATTCTTTAATCTAAAATTGTTGGTACTATTTTTTTAATCTGTGGGCATTGTTCAAAGACAGGACAATACTCCTCGCATCTTTTAGACTTGCCTGGTCTATGTTGAACATACAATGGCTTAACGAATTTATATCCAAACTCTTCTATATAGTTTTGTGCTTGTTCGTATGTTGCAAATTTGAATTTAGCTCTTGAGCCTCCTTCAACCATTACTGCATATACATCAGCTTCTGCCCACCTCTCTTCTCCGGTACAATCTCTAACCTCTCCATCTTCTGCTCTTTGATGATCTTTGATACAGCTTTTAACGTATGCTTCAATCTGGTCTAATGGTTTTAGAGGAATATCAATTATTGCTACCTCTGTATCAGGATAGTCTTGTCCTCTTTGAGACTTGTATTTATGTGTTAAAGCAGTCCAATCTCTAAAAAATGGTACAATCTGTAAACCTTTGACAGGGAAACCATTCTTTTCAAGTAGCCAAGCATATACATTTAATTGCTTTATCCATTGTTTACGAGATTCAGCAGAAGTCCATTTGTACGTTTTACATAGCTTCCAATCCTGGATAATCTGCTTCTCCTTATCATAAAGGTCAACTGTTCCGCATAAGTCCCATCCTTCTATAGGGGCAACAAATGTCTTTTCAATGATGTATCTTTCGTTTGGGTCAAATACCAACTTCTCTTCCTCAGACTTTAAATAGTTGGCTACTCTATCATAGGTATCATCTTGAGCTTGAGACTTTGACTTGAATAGGTTTGCTACAGTTCTTATAGCATCTTTATTCTTCCCGCTCATGTTTGACTTCTCAAGGATATTGTGTATTGCACTACCCCATAGCATCCACATTCTGTCGGTTACATCTTCTTCTTTCTCAATAAACTTTTTAAGAACTCTGATGCGGGGAGGCTCAATTAGTTGTGTTACAGAAACATGACCCATCATCCTGTGAGAATCATACTGCAAGGCATTTACTAAAGGCTCAGGCAGGTTTAACTTGTTTGTAAATTTAACATTACTCATATTGTTTTGTATTAAAAGGGTTACAAAGATAACCTCTTTTGGTTAATTTATAGCTATACTCTTATTTTTATTTAGCCTTTTTTAACTTACGATTTGTCCTTATGCTTTCAAGATACTCTGTTGCATCTGGTACAGGAATACCGAATCTGCTTTCAATTATATGTATGCAGTCTGTGACAAACTTATGTAACTTATCTTTTGTAATTGTTGATTTAGATATTACTGTTGGAATGTATTTACCATCAGGGTCTCTTACATATCCTTTTAACAATTCTGCTGATAGCATATAGTCGGCAGACACTTTATCCATTCCCTCATATCCTGCATCGGAATATCCAACTATGGCGCGGGGAAGAATAACTTTATAGTAGTAAGCAAATAGTTTATCCTTTTCAGATACATCAGAAGCTAATTTAGCGGAAAGTAGGACTTTCTTTCCAATGTTTGCTCCACAGAACAATAGTTCTTCGTGGAGGGAGAGAATGTTGAAACCTGTTTCAGTACATTCTGCCTCAATAATAGTCTCATCAATCATCTTCTAAACTCCTTCTCCATTCTAATTTCAAGAAGTCTATGGTATAGGGACCAATTAAAGTTATCCCACCATTGATAGTACATCATGTTTGTTGTTGCTGTAATCATTTTGTTGTTTTTTTTAAGTTATTATTTGGTCTATGTCTATATTGTGCTGATGATACAATTCATTTATCTTGTCAGCAATTTCTTCTGATGTTAATTCGTGCTTTGGATTTAGTATATTAACTTTTATTTCCCAAAGTACGATAGCCATGTCTAATGCTTTTACACATCTGTAATGAGCCATTCTATCATCAAAATCATTAATATCAAACTCTAATGTAGCTTTCATTATTTCATTGATTTACTTCCTTTACATTTCCACTTTTTGCGGGAAAGGTTATTAGGACTATTTGGATCACTTTTCCAATCTCCTTTTATTTTAAGTGAACGAGCGCAATAGGAATCACCTTTACTTGTTCCAGGTCTTATCCTGTCTCCTCCATCTTTTGCTTTTCCTGCCTGTCCGTAAGACACTTTCTTTGTCCTGCCGGTAGCAGAGTTCTTTACGATTTTAACGAATCGTTTTCCCTGAGAGGGTTGTGCTTTTGCCATGTTTTTTGATTTTAATTATTTACATCCTTTTGATTTTTTACCTTTCTTTTTCATTTTTATTTTGTTTTAGATTTGATTTTTCTTTCTTGTTTTATCATAGCCTTAGTTGGCTTTTTAGGTTTAGCTCCTGATTTTTTATTCATCTCTGCTTTTTTTCTGATATTGTTCCAGAGTGAATTTTCTACTCCTAATTTATTCTTTTTCATATATGCTAATTTAGTTATTTTGCATTGTACTTAATTTCTATCTCTTCCTTTTTCTTGAGTATTTTGTTAAATAGCGGATTGTTTTGTGGAAGTCCTCTGTCATATACTTGATGACACTCAAAGCATCCTAGCCATATATTTTCCTCATCAAGTCTTGCTTCCGGTAGTCTTCCCTTTGGTACAATGTGCATGAAGTAATAAGTCTTTGGAGGATCTGTTAGGTACTTAGAACATACTTTACAAATATGTGGTCTTTCGTTCCATATCTTTAAAAATAGTTCTCCTTCTCCTGTTCTTTTTCTTTTAGTTTTTATGTTTGGTTTTTTTCTCCCAGACTTTAACTTCATATTACATTTTTCGCAAAGCAACTTCTTGACTACCAACAGTTTATTCTCTCGGCAGGAAATACATTCTGCAAAGTGGGGTTTGAACATAGCTAATCTTCTTTATCGTATATATCTTTCTCTGTCTCAAATAGTTCGTATGCAAGTACCATACAAAATATTATTGCAAGAATCAAAGATAGAATGGCTACATAATTAAACCTTTGCCAACCATCAAGCATTATTAGTACCACTAATATTAGTGATAGGCATATTATTAGTAATGATTTTAGAATTTTCATTTTCTTTTATTTTTTTAAATATTTCATCAAAATTTCCTTTGTTGTACATTATCATTAATGTTACTACATCTCTGAGGTCTTTTGCCCTACATAGTTCCTGTATTACTTGTGTAAGCAGGATTGTATTCCCATCAGCTATTGTCTGGTCTATAACTTCCGTTAATACTCTATTTATCTTTTGTTCAGCCTTATATTTCTCGCTGAAAGGTTTGTCGATTAACTTATGTTGTGCGCGGGAGAAAGCCTTTTTTCTGATTAAAGGTTCTTGATCTACAAGTTCCTCATCAAGTTTTTTCCTAGTTTCCTCATACACTACATTAAGTTCATCTTTAAATAGTTTGAGTGCCTTTGGAGTATAGTCAGCTCTTAGGTGGGTTGATACTGCTATTAGGGATAAAAATATCCTGTGTTTAATTAAAACTTCTTCATGTTCACTTGATTCCATGTTTTTTTAATAGTTCTTTAAGGGTTAATAATGGTAATTGTTCGGCTAATTGCTTGGCTATTTTTGACTTTTCTAATTGCGCTATTGTTTCCGGCAGGTAACAATTTTCTGTAAGGAATTTCTTTAATTCCAATACTCTCAGTCTATCGTTTTTATAAAAAAGTGACTGATGAATCTCGTTCAATTCTGAGGGTATGTCCATTCTGTAGTTGATTTTTTTAAATTCCCCTCGCCTAAGAATTGGCAAGGGGATTTTTATTTATTTGGATTTTTTCTTTACCACGCCTGATACTTTTTTCAGACTTGGATTTTTTTTGATAGCGGAGGGAGATGCTTTTCTCGCCCCTGCTGCTAAGATAGCTCCTGCTCTGTCCATAGATATTCCTTGCTTAGATGCAATTTTCTTTTGAACAGCTTTGAAGCCTGGATGCTTAGATGATTTTTTCATAAATTATTTCATCTTTTTTCCGTATGACAATTTAGCGGAAGCCTTTTTAGCAGTTCCCATTTTCATTGTCATTTTCTTAGCGGAAGGCTTAATACTTCCTTTGCTTGCTTTCATGGTTACTTTCTTCGCCATTCCTGCACCTGGCATTTTAGCGCCTGATTTTTTTGCTTTCATTTTTTATTTGTTTTTTAATTAATACTTGCAAATATCGAAATTTTTTCTAATAGTTTAATTTTTTAGGTTTTTTTAAGGAATTAATTAAGTGAAACTAAAGATATGTTTTTCAATCTATTTCCATCTAACAGTTCATCTATGCTATTAAATTCATCAAATATTATGTACATACAATCTAGTTCTCCTTCCTCGTTCACGAATGGTATTTCCGTAAATAATGAGACTTTTGAATGTTCAGTTAGTACAATATATTCAACATATTCTTTCATCTTTTTCCTTTCCTTATACGATAGTTTTTTAATTTCTTCTGGAGTGCCCATCTGCTCATCCAAAAGAAAGGGGTAAACTTCGTATATTTTTGTTGCCCTTATCAATTAAGACCTATTAGTAATTGTTTTTTCATTAGAATATCTTGGCATAGGTGGTCTAGGTTTGTATATCCTTTGTTGCTTACTATTTGCCAGAATTCAATTTCCCCTGTATCGTAGAATTCAAATGATTCATCCATTAAAAAAAGTTTATTGTCTTTTTCAATTATGAATTCTCTTATTCTTCTTATTTCTTTTGGAGCTGTTTTTATCAGCATCAGTCCAGGATAGAATTCAAAGATTTTTCTGTGAGTTATTTTTTCTGTATTCATGTTGTTTAAAAATTTGTTCATTTAATATTTTGTGTTTGTTTTAAAAAGTGGAGGAAGTAAACACACATAAAACTTCCCCCACCTATTTTTGCGCGCAATAGCAAAAGTATTTATTTTTTCTTAAAGTTTTCTATTATTTGATTTTTCTATTAATTAGTTCATTTATTGTTTGTTGTCCGAAAAAATGTAGAACAGGTAGTAGAATAGGTAGTCAGCCAATATTCCTTTGTCATGTAGTTGTTTCTTTCTGTCCTCCTCGTTTAAGTACCTTCTTGCTTCGTTCCATTGGTTGCAATCGTAGTATTTCTTGAGGGTATTAATTTCTTCCTCAGATAATATCTCAGTTATCTTGACTGAGTTTTTTTCTTGTTTTTCTTTCTCTTGTTTTTTCATATACTTTTATGTTTTTATAAATGTAAACTTTTTCTTTTTTCGTGTTCCGGTATATTCGTGGGGAGTTTCCTGTAGATATTCTCATCAGTTTATCTATAGGCATATCTGGATATTCCTGTATATAGCCTATCAGCTTATCTATTTCCTCATAAGATCGTTTCATAAATTCTATTCTCTGTTTGAGGTTTGACAGCTCTGTTTTATTACATTCTGTCAGGATAGTTTTATTCCCTGTAACCTTTATTTTTGTCACCATAGTAGTTTATCTCTGTAATTATGTAATTTATTACTGCCTGTATGAATTTGTATCTATCAGAATTTAGAGTACATTTTTTCTTTTCTATTTTGAGAAATTCTAGTTCCTGTACTAAAATTTCTCTTTTGCTTATTTTATTCTCCATATCCTTGTTCCGTTTTCCCCTTCTTTAGATGCTTTAAATTTCCAATCTAAAGAATTTCTGTTAGCAAAAGTTCTTGATGTTTGGTACAATGAGCGGGGAAGCATATCATCTACAAAGAAGCTATCTCCTACATTCATTACATGGAATGGGTACATGGTTTTTCTACCTTTCTTTTTATTGTCTGGAATAGGTACATTTTTTTCAATTTTGATTTCTGTGTTTTCCATAGGTTTGTTTTTATTGGTTATTATTTAAAGCATTGTACTCTTCCTCATCATATATCCATTGCATAAGTTCAAGGTCGTTTATATCTACAAACTCTCTTAGCTCATACAATTCTAGTAACTCACCATAACTAACTCGTTGGTTAATTATTTCGTGTCGGATCTCTTCGATCCTTTCAATTGCTTTTTCTTTTTCCATGTTGCATTTTGTTTTATACATTTTGTTTAATTTTTTAAATTGTTATTGTTTCAAATGATTGATAAAATTCTACCACTTCATCAGGATATTTTTCAATTAAAGTACTAACTAGTGTTTCATTGTCATAAAAATATTCATCTGAATTACTTCTTCTTTCCTTACTGACAATAGGTTTAATTACTTTTATAACTTGTTTTTCTGTAAGGGTAGTTAGCAAGTAAAAATTTTCTTCATCCCATGCAGTTGTGTTTATTTCATAAACATTAGTTGATTTTTGATTTTTGTTTTTCATAGATTTATTTTTTATTTATTGTTTATATTACTCTTTCATCAGCAAAAGAGAAATAATTGTTTTCTGGTGTTATTATAAGGTGATCTATTAATTCACAATCAAAAACTTTTATTGCTTCTTTTACTTGTTTGGTTATTTTTATATCACTTTCGCTAGGATTTAAGTTTCCTGTAGGGTGGTTGTGTGCTAAAATTACTCCAGATGCAAAGCTATCAACTACATATTTACATACAATTTTTATATCTATTATTGAACTTGATATTCCTCCCTGACTAATTTTTGCCCACCCTATTGTATTATTTCTTCTATTAGTTAACAATATAAATACAGATTCATAAACTTCAATATCTTCATTCCAAAATTGTCTTATAACATTGTATGCAGATATGCTATCTTTTATAGTTTCTTTCGGTATTTTTATATCATTTTTTACAGGAGTAATTTTATACTCTTTTATTGTTTCCATAAGTTTGTTTTTTTAATTTGTTTATAGTTCAGCATCAAATGAGCATTCTCCGTTTTCTTCTATACATTTAAGTATTTTTTCTCCTAAAAGATAGTCTGCATAATCAGATAGTTTATTTTCATCTATATTATTCTCTTTAAGCATCTCATCATTATATCCTGTTCCTTTGTTAAAAAAATTCTCCATTATTTTAAGTTGTTCACCTAAACTTTCCTCAATTCTTTTTAATTCCTCTTTGATTTCATCAATATTACTTTCATCAAAGTAGTAAGTTAAGTAGTTAGGCGTTTCACCTATTACACCGAATCTGTCTGCGGCATTACTTGATTGAACAGCAAACCAAAATTTGCCATTGATGTCTCCAGAATAGTATCTTCCCATAATTTTTGTTTTTTATTTGTTTTTAAATTGTTTGTTAATTTGTTTTGCAAGACTCTATTAATATTAAATATTCATCATAGAATTGATTAAATATTTCTTGTGCTTCTTCTGTGTAATTTGTTACACTATCAGTTT